CATTTAGCACCGGACCAGATGACTACGTGGATGTAGTGGCCGACTACGATAGCGAGGGTGTAAAAGATCCTCGCACCAATGTGACCATTGATGGTGTCAAACAAGAAGTCAACCGATCGTTAGGAAAAGGAGCATGGCATTATACAGTAAATTCGGGCTCAATACTCGAGCACGATCTTACTATATCCGCTCCCGGGGTGTTTGACGATTAAAGTTAGCGTACACTAACCTGCTTAAAACCCTTCATTTTGAAGGGTTTTTTTGTGGTTGACCAGAAACACCTATTTTGCTACAATTATTATATTATGAAAGTCAAACAAACACCCCGCAAAACCCGCGCTCATCGGGTGTTGTTTTTTCACAACACTCCTTTTAAGCCCAAACGAGTTGAGCTTAAAACCCGCTATCAGCGCAGACCCAAGCACACTAAGATTGCTGATTTTGGTTGACCAGAAATGGTCCATTTGCTATAATACTTGTATAGAAACTAAAAAGGAGCCCAAAATGCGCCACGTAGCAGGATTTAGTAACAGCACCCGAATTCGTTTTATCGTCAACGGTTTTGGCATGTATGGAACTGTAAACGATATCTTTACAAAAACAGCCACAGTATCGCATGGTGCCGCTCTGCGTCTTGCAATACAAAAATTGGCTTACGATCGTCGTCACAGTAGTTTTACAGGCGAAGGTCGTCCAGTGGGTGTTGGTATCGTCCACGAAGGGCACGAAGTGCAAATTACATTGATGGCCAATTAAGGTTGACCATTAAATCCAAGTTGTTTATAATATACACATATTAACAATATAGTTAAGGAGCTAAAAATGTCTACAATTCTTGTAAAAAGCGGTAGCTATCGCAATCAACCCGTGAACAATGTAACCTTCACTTTAGTCAAAGGTTACCAAACTGGCGCCAAAGGAGGTTATGTGACAGTAAATGCCGAAGGCTACTTTGGTGAAGACACACCAGATGTAGTTCGTATCCGTGTCAATTCAATTGAAGATATAGAGTTCACCGCAGGCGGCTCTGTTGAGGCACCTGTTGCAACGGCTTCGGCCAAAGCGCCAGTGGAAACTGACGAAGAAGTTATGACTCGTATTGGCGAGCGATTTGATATCTTGGATCAAATGACCAAGGCCACAATTGCCGGTGACGTCCGTGCAATGATTGTAGTTGGCCCTCCTGGCGTAGGCAAGAGTTATGGTGTGGAAAAACAGTTGGAGCACTCCGGCCTGTTTGATCAGTTGAGTGGTCGCAAGATCAAGTATGAAGTGATCAAAGGTGCAATGACTCCAATTGGTTTGTATTGCACACTATATAAACATTCAGACAAAAACAACGTGTTGGTGTTTGATGACTGTGACTCAGTGTTCCAAGACGACTTGAGCCTAAACATTCTCAAGGCTGCACTGGACTCGGGCAAGAAACGCCGTATCTACTGGAACAGTGACAGTGCCATGTTGCGTCGCGAAGGTGTGCCAGACATGTTTGATTTCAAAGGTGCCTGTATCTTTATCACTAACTTGCAGTTCCAAAATCTCAAGAGCAAGAAATTGCAAGACCACTTGGAAGCACTACAGAGTCGTTGCCACTTTTTGGACTTGACCCTTAACACCATGCGTGATCGCTTCTTGCGTATCAAACAAATTTACCTCAAAGGTGAACTGTTTGCCGACTACGATTTTAGCACAGAACAAAGTGACGAAATCATTGAGTTCATGGAGGCCAATCAAACTCGATTGCGTGAAATGAGCCTGCGTATGGCATTAAAAATTGCAGACTTGACCAAAGTGTCTGAAACAAATTGGAAGGCATTGGCTGCTAGCACTTGTATGAAGAATAGTTAATCGGTTAGCTCCTGGGCAGTGCAAACTGTCCATTTATAACAGGTATCTGTAAAAAGATACCTGTTTTTTTACGAAGTGCAAAAACTACGTTAAATACCCAATGAAGGTATTGTTCTCAAATAATGTAACAGTGGATTTGGAAATTGACAACAGTCCCATTGGTAAGATATATCAAAAAACTTATAAACATTTATCCAGCCTTCCGATTCCTTTTAGTAAATGGGATAACGGTTCTAATTACAAAGACACACTTGGCTATACAGAGCTTGTTGATCAATTAATAATGTATGCTGGCCGTTTGTCAATAGTTATTGACAAAGCAAAATGCCTGTCACAAGACCAACTGTATTTTAATACCATTCATAAAATCTATGAAAAACAATACAATGGCTCATCGGACTGGTTGAATTTCCATGAACATATTCACATGTGCGAAAATTATTTCAACAATGCCCCTAGGGTATTTACAATAGACTACAGAGAAAAGATGGGTCCGTTAGAAAAGCCATTTGATTGGTCCTGGATCGATACCACAACAACAAACATCAAAGCCGGAGATGTGTATGTGGCCTGGTCTGAATTAGGAAAAACTCCTTATACTTATTGGCGCGATAATGAACTTTCTGAGACAAAAAGAATGTGTGAATTAATTAAGCCCTGGCTTAAACTTATCCCAAAAATTAAAATTGCACTTGAAGATATCGACCGTTTAGAAAACGTCAAGGTTGCAGAGTTCGAAACGTGGTGGGAGCAATATAAAGAGCCTTGGTTGCAAAATTGGAATTTGACTGATTGGACCATACATGATATATTTTCAGTCAACGTTTTTGGAAAAACTACTCAGCTTGATCTATTATTAGAGCAGGTAAAAAACAATATAGTTCCAACTAATATTATAATTCAATGACCTGGCCAGTAATTATTAAACACGGACCTGATTTAAACCAGACACTAAGTGGAATACAGTTCGATAAATTTGGTAACGGCACTCAACAGGAAATCTACGTATGCAATAGTTGGATTGATGGATTCCGTTGGGCAAAAGAAAAACAATACACCCAGGCATTGTTTATTAACAGCGGTACTATAATAACAGATTGGGAAAAATTTCAGACTCTAGTTGACAACTATCCTCATAGCGGACTAATTGCACACTTGGTCTGGCATCCAAATGAACGCTTGTGTATCGACGACCAATGTTGGTTTATGAATATACAGACGTTTGAACCCAACGATTTTTTGGCAACCCATGTTAGTCAGCCATTACCGTTAAGAAGTGAAAAAAATTTACACGATGATTATACCCCATTATGGGTTAAACCATCAGCTGATCAAACCATTGAGTATCCCGTTACAAATTTTGGACAAGGATTAGTGGCTCGACAGTTACTGAACAACTGTTCCGTTGTTAACTGGAACAACGCCGCAAGAGATTTAAAATTCTTTTTGTATCACAATACATTGGATTTAACTCGGTTTCATGACTACAAAGATATTGCTGAAAATCAATTATGGGTGTTTAATAACGAACCGATCACTGTGGTTAAAAAGACCAGTCTGGTGTCGCCGGCATCGGGTCTTTCATGGATGTTAAATATAGTAGATACTAGCACAGAACAAATACAATTAATTGATATAAGTCGTATACAAATTAAATTTGCTAAGGAGTTATGGACAACCTGGAATGGTGATAATTACGGTGAATTTGTTTGGAATTTCATTGATGTAAACTCACTCAGACATTATGAATTGGATAACCCAAAGTTAACGCCATTGGAAAAATTAAAATTAAAAGGCAGAACAAAATTTATTGAGTATGTTGACACAACATTTAATAACGCAGTAAACAATGAGTTTAAATATCAGTGGCAGCTAGCAAAACAAACAAAAACAGTTAAATTTTGTAATGACAATTTAATTGACTGGGTAATAAACAATGATGTCAACATGTATGATCACATATGGTGCTCAAATATTTTAGACTATAAATGGACATTATTGCATACCACAGTAGAACAATATAGAAAATTTCAAGAAAAAATAAAGTGAAACAAAAAATAAGTCAATTGATGGTCAAAAAATATATTGATTATCAATATCAACTTCCTGAATATAATCCTACAGCGGATTTTGATTGGATACAAAAACAGTCAGGTCTACCTTGGTTACTGTTAACGTTAGCAGTTCCTTACTGTGATATTTTAGCAGAAATCAAAAATATAGAATCGTTAATGTCGCTTCACAGAGAAGACTATAATGATCATCAAGGATGGAAAAGTTTTTGTATTCACGGTAAGTCTTACAATGCTACCAAAGAAGATAGTTATTATAATGATGATCGACCATATATATGGACTCCAGAAGCAGAAACTTTAATGCCCACGACAGTCAATTACTTTAAAACACAATGGCCAGGCAGTCAATATCGACGAATTAGAATTATGCAGTTGGAACCTGGTGGATATATAACCATTCATCGAGACAACGACACTCCTGGACTAACAACAATTAATATTGCTATAACACAACCCATTGGATGCAATTTTGTAATGGAACAAAAAGGAACTGTGCCTTTTCAACCTGGATTGGCTTTTTGGTTAGACATTTCCAACAACCATGCTGTGTTTAATAATAGCAATCAAAAACGGTGGCACATTATTGTTCATCAATCTGTCAATGATCAAAAATTTCAAAACGAGGTTGTAAATTCTTATAAAAAACTGTATAATAATACTAATGAGAACAGCCAAAATTATAATTCGAGATGAAGTAAACATTAAGATTGAAGGACTTGAACTTGATGCTCGTCGTGCCCTGGTTACAGCATTCAAGTATGATGTGCCCGGTGCTCGTTACTTGCCAGCAGTCAGATTAGGACGATGGGATGGCAAGGTCAGTTACTTCCAATTAGGTGGCAGCACTTATGTGAATCTGTTGCCGGAGATCATTCCTATCCTAGAAAAGTTCAACTATGATATTGAATTGGATGACCAGCGTGACTACTCTACCACATTCAAATTTGAAAGTGTAACTGAGCAATCATTCAGTCACATTGTTTGGGGTAAAGGTCATCCATTGGAAGGGCAACCAATGGTGTTGCGTGACTATCAAGTTGAGATTATCAATAACTTTTTAGCTGATCCGCAGTGCATACAAGAAATTGCTACCGGCGCAGGTAAGACTGTTATTACAGCTGCATTGAGCAATGCTGTGGCACCATATGGTCGTACTGTTGTTATTGTTCCTAACAAGAGTCTAGTAACACAAACAGAAAAAGACTACATCAACATGCAACAGGATGTGGGTGTGTATTTTGGAGATCGTAAGGAGTGGGGCCGGCAACATACTATCTGCACTTGGCAAAGTTTAAATGTCCTGCTAAAGAACACAAAGAACAGTGTAGGTGATGTAACCATACAAGAGTTCTTGGAAGATGTAGTGTGTGTTATGGTTGACGAAGTTCATATGGCCAAAGCCGACGCACTAAAGAGTTTGTTAACAGGTGTAATGAGTCGTATTCCTATTCGTTGGGGACTCACAGGAACTATACCCAAGGAACCATTTGAGTCGCAAGCACTTAAATGTAGTCTTGGTCCGGTGATTGGTCGACTCACTGCCAGTGAACTACAAAGCCAAGGTGTGTTGGCACAATGTCATGTGAACATTGTTCAGTTAGTTGACCATGCAGAGTTTACCAACTATCAAAGTGAATTGAAGTTTCTATTAGAGGAACCAGACCGACTTCGAACAATAGCCCAGTTGATTGCACAGGTCAATGCCACCGGCAATACCCTGGTGCTGGTGGATCGAGTAGCCGGGGGTCATGCCCTGGTAGAGTTATTGGGCGACCTGGCAGTGTTTGTTTCGGGTGCTACCAAAGCAAAGGATAGACAAGATGAATATGATGAAGTTGCCACCAGCACTGGCAAGATTATTGTGGCGACTTATGGTGTGGCCGCTGTGGGTATTAATTTGCCTAGGATTTTTAATTTGGTTCTTGTGGAGCCCGGAAAGAGCTTTGTCCGCGTTATACAAAGCATTGGGCGAGGCATTAGAAAAGCGGAAGACAAAGACCACGTCCAGATCTGGGACGTGACCAGCACTTGTAAATTCGCCAAGCGCCATTTGACCAAGCGCAAACAGTTTTATAAAGAAGCCAACTACCCATTTACACAAGAAAAACTAGAATGGAAATAAAGGTTGCACTTGCAATAAAATATGTTATAATACTATTATGAGAATATTAACACTTGACAATGAACCATTTGATTTAGACCACCTTCCAGAAGAAGTTGATGATATGCGTTTTGCTATTTTTGACAACAGCGATCCTAAAGATCCGGACTATCACTATATTCCGTTGATTTTTTTAGAAAGTTTTACAGCACCTGCACTGGTGTTACGAATAGGCCAATACAGAATTCGCATGCCAGTGGACTGGCAGATACTTATAGGCGAACCCGACGTCGGTGACCTTGAAGTGTTGCCATTGACCAGTATTAACGATCGTGGATTCAAGGCATTTCAATTCAATCCGTTAAGCAGTTTCCGCCCTAGCTTTCCAGACATTGAAATTATAGATATCTATCAAGAAGTAAGTTGGTATGCTCCTAAGTTAAAGAATGGTCAGATGTTGTGTGTGCCAATCAGCGAAGGCGCTGAACCCGAGTGTGTGTATTTTGTCAAAGACATCAGTCGCAACTGTGAAGTGGTAAACTACAATTTGGCGTGGTAATGGACAAACTCAGTATCAATAATGAGATGTCTGTATTTGATCGTAAAGATCGAAAGTTCTACGATGACCTGACACCTGAAGAACGAAAAAAGTTCAGTAACTTCTTGATGATCAGATATGGTTCAAGTGTGCAAGGCAGCAGAGATCTGCAGGAGTTTTATTTGATAGCCACTAATGAAAGACTTAACAAACAGTTTTTCAATATAAACCGGCATCCAAAATTACAATGGTTGTGTGCCACTACAGTGAGTCCTGGACTAGGCACACAGCGACACCAGTGGATTGCTCCCAAGAAAAAAGAACCCGGTGCCGGTAGTGTTCGTAAACAATTGGCAGAACTATATCCACATCTCAAAGACGACGAATTAGATTTGATGGCACAGATTAATACTAAAAAAGATATTGATTCGTATTTAAAAGCCTCGGGACAAGACGCAAAGAAATGACTTACACCTGTCAGTATTGTCGGAAGGACTTTATGAAGGAGTCTAGTCTTGCGGTGCATTCATGTGAACCGCGTCGACGACGCATGGAACGAGATGAAGCAGGTGTGCGTCTTGGATTCCATTCATACATCAAGTTTTATGAACTTACACAAGGCAGCGCAAAGCTGAAAACATTTGATGACTTTGCTGACAGCCCTTACTATAAAGCCTTTGTGAAGTTTGGACGTTATTGTGTCGGTGTAAAAGCTATTAATCCAGCACGTTTTACTGAATGGGTGCTGAAACAAAACAAGAAGATTGATCACTGGTGTAAAGATACTGTGTATACAGAGTACCTAACTGACTACCTGCGTGTGGAAAATATAAATGATGCCTTGGCTCGAGCAATGGAGTTTGGTATTGACTGGGCAGAAAAGTCAGGGCACCCGGCAGAAGATTGCCTACGTTATGGCAACACCAATGCCATGGTGTATGCTGTGACCGCTGGTCGTGTTAGTCCTTGGATCATTTACAATAGTGAGTCAGGACAGAAGTTTTTGGCAGAATTGGATGCTACACAAATAGCCATGGTATGGCCATACATTGATGCAGACTTTTGGATGAAGAAGTTTCAAGATTATCCAGCAGACCAAGAGTATGCTCGAGATATATTAACAAAGGCAGGTTGGTGATGAGTGCAGATATTGATATTGACTTGGCCGATAGAGATCAACTGTTAAAGTTGATTCAAGTTACACCTGCACGTCAACTGCATCAAGGACAAGTGCGTAGACACAACAGTGGTGTATATGTTACAGATATTCCGTATGATCCAGTTAATGAGTGTGCAGCAATCGACTACGAGTTGGCAGAACAGTTGGGTTATTTTAAAATTGATCTGTTAAACATGTCGGTGTACCAACTAATTACTAGC